CCGGCGGCAGCATCGAACCGGCCAGCGACGGCGGGTGGCTGCTCAAACTCTCCGCCACATCGAGGATGTCCGTGTGGAAGCGCCTGCAATCACAAGGACCGACAGACACGGCCTCGAAATGGAACGGCGCGCACTGGATCGGCACGCCATCCGCACGCCTCAAGGAGATGAACCGCAGGGCCTCGGCGCAGGGAGCTCCGGAAGCCCAACTGGACGGGCTTGCCCTGCCGTCAAGCGTCGCGCCATACACGCCATCCGACCACCCATCGCAGCTCGACCTGCTGCACCGGCTCACCGCCGGCCCACGACTCCCGCAATGGCACGAAGTCTACGACGGCGCGGCATCAACCCTCAGACCGCTGTTCCTCGCCGACCCGATCGCCGTGCACCTGTCAGCCGATGGCCGACTCAACGTCCTCACCGACGGAGAGACCCGCCACGCGCTCTCGGCCTCCGACATCGAGGCATCGACGAATCTGAGCATCACCGAACCTTTAACACAGGTCGTCATCAACGCGAAACGCGTCAAATCGGACAACGGCAAGCTCTCTTTCGACGACGTGCAGATCACGATGGGAGACCAGAACCGTCTGCCACCACAATTGACCGCCATGCAGAAGAGCCTCACCATCGATTCCGACATGCTCGCCGTGGACGACTCGGGCGGCGTATGGAACAGCGGCGGCACCTCGACCGTCAGCGACACGGACCGCGCCAACATCGCGCAATGGCTCGAATCGCACGACCTGCGCATGGTACCGGAGACAGTGACGTTCAACAGCACGCGAATCGACCCGGCACGACGGCCATGGCTGTACAAGGCAAGCCCATCCGGCCCGTTCATCATCGTCAAGGCCAAGGCGTCGGCCCTGACCGGCTCAGACGGCCGACCGTCCTTCACCGGCCCCATCACGACCATCGGCGGAACGCTCTCATACCGGTGGTGCAACGGCAAACCGACACTCACCCAGGAAGCGACGCTGGCCGCGCTCCGGCCGCTGCTGACGGAACGGATCACATGGGCCGACCTGCCCACCCTCAGCTGGCAGCAGCTCGACCTGCACATCTGCGACCTCTCGATGATCCAGGTCATCGACACTTCTTCGCCCACCGCCGAAAAGGAAGGAACACAATGACAGCAACAACACCAATCTACGGGCTCTCATATCCCGAAGGCTCCGACCTTGTGTCAACCGCGCCGGACTCGTTCAAGGCCATGGCCGGCACGTTCGAGCAGGCGCTTTACGCGGTCGACCAGCGGTCCACCCCAGCCGGCGCGACACCTGTGATCGCCACCACGCTCGAATCGCTGAAGGCACAGACAGCCACGGTCGGCCAGACCGGCTTCGTCACCTCGGACGGCGACAACACCGGCCCGTACATTTGGGACGGGACCAGCTGGCATCACGCACACTGGTACACCTCCGATGACAAAGCCCAAACAACGCTTGTTAACAAATCAGGCTGGAAATGCGAATACATGATAAAACATGGATTCGTTTACGTCACGGTTAATCTCTCGGACAGTGGCAACAAAGGATGGAGCGAAAGCCAAATGCCCGGCACGCTCCCCGAGGAAGCACGCCCGCCGCGCGAACTGAATTTCGCACCGATGTGCTCCAACAACAATTCAATCGGTGTATTCATCGTCAAACCCACCGGAGCCATCACCTACTCGCGTCGCGGCGGCGGACAAATCTCCGACAATCGTTATGCAACCATGATGTGGCCGGCCGCATGACGGATCTCGTCATCGCCATCGTCGGCGCTATCGGCGCGGTAGTCGGCGCACTGGTCTCCACCCTCTCGGCCGCCGCGAAGAACAAGATGGAAGCCTACAGGCTCGCACAGAAGATGCAGGCCGACAACCAACGCCTCTGGCAATACAACCGGCAACTCATCGACCACATCTACCGCCGCGCCCCACCACCACCGCCGGAACCACCTGAAGACCTTTTCAACGACTAGGACGGAGCCAACATGAGCGACATCATCTGGAAAGGAAGCCCGAACCACTACGTGGGCCGCAACGGCTACGGCGTCACGCACATCACTTTGCACATCATGGTCGGATACCTCGCCGGCACAGATGCCACGTTCGCCAGCCAGTCAAGCCGCGCCTCGGCCCACTACGGCATCGGCGCAACCGGAGAGATCCACCAATACGTGTCGGAACTCGACGGCAGCTATTCCGACGCGAACTACGCCTCGAACAATTCGACCATCAGCATCGAGCATGAGGGAGGAATGGCCAACGGTGCGGTCTGCACCCAGGAGTGCATCGACGCAAGCGCGCGCCTCTGCGCCGACATCGCGCGCAGGTACGGGTGGACGAAACTGTGGCACGACGGGCTGAAAGGCAACGTATGGCTACACCGGGAGATCCCAGGCACAGACCACCTCTCATGCCCCGACCTCGCGCCCAACGGCCTGCCATACAAGCAGATCATCGACAAAGCAAATCAGATACTCGAAGGAGGCTCCATGTCAAACGCAGGAGACGAAGTATGGAACTGGGCATACAAGCCCAACGGGAAGAACGCCACACCGGGCGGCAACATGTACAACCTGCTCGCCTACGAGCTGCCGCAGCGTGTCCGTGACAGCATCATGCAATACAGCTACAAGGGCTCAGCACCGGGCGGCAACATCTACAACACAATCTGCTTCGAGATCCCCGGAATGCTGAAACAGCTCACCAAGACCATAGAGACGCAGCAGAAGCAGATCAGCGAACTGTCCGAAAAAATCAGCAAGCTGGAAGGAACCACGAAATGACCGACACCACGGAAAACCGACTCCCGACGGCCAACACAACGGAATATGCCGCAATGCCCGTCTCGGCGCAGATCATGGCCGCCGCCGATGACGACGACGCCGAGGCAACGACGCCGAGAATCGACGGCGGCACAATATCCAGATTCCTCGTGCTGCTCCTTGCGCTTGTCAACCAGGGACTGACCATGTTCGGCCATCCGGTGCTCAACATCGATGACACGACCATCACGCAGCTCGTGAGCCTCGCATGGACAGCCGGCAGCGCCATCTGGTGCTACTGGAAGGACAACGACGTGACCGCGAAAGCCCGCGTCAAAAAGGCGAGGCTGTCGGCACGCCACGCGGCCTAGATAAGCCGGACGGCCGCCGTGGCTTCTCTCAGACGGCCGTCCGGCATCGCAACGTAATGCTCCGTAGTTTCCACTGACTCATGGCCAAGCAGCTCCGCGACCACGAATAGGTCGTGTGTGGCGGCGTAGGCCGTGGTGGCGAACCGGTGGCGCAGCGTGTGCGCGGCGTATCCGTCCGGCAGCAGGCGGCTGATGTGGTCACCGATATAGGACTCTTCCACATGTCCGCCGAAGCGGCCGGGGAACAGATACCCTTGCGTCTCCATGACGGTGTTCGCCAGGTCGTCCGGCATCGGCACGATGCGCTGTTTGTCGCCTTTGCCTCGCACGATCAGCGAACGGCCGGCGCTGTCGGCCACGACGTCATCGCTGTGGACGCGAGCGATCTCGCCACGCCGCAGACCGCACTCGGCTGCAAGTCGGATCATGAGCTTTTCCGACGGCGTGGCCTGCTCCATCGCCGTCGTAATGTACCGGTCCGGACATGGCCGGGGATGCGCGTGGGGCTTCTTCACCCGCGGCACGTCCAGACTCGGGTCGTCGGCCCGCCGGCCGCTTTTGTGCAGCCAACGGAAGAACGACGAAATGGTGTTCCGGTACGCCTTGCGCGTTTCCGGTTTCCATTGCTGCCGTGCAAAGACCTGCACGATCTGCTCCGTGGTCACGTCTTTGGGACCTGATGGCATGAGCAGTGCCGCGAGATGCGCCATCTTGTATCGACGGCTTTTGATTGTCTGTGCTGATAGGCCGGCCGCCTTGAGGGTGTCAGTCCACCCTTCGATGCTTCTGCGCCATGGGACCGGTGCGCTGATCTTGTTTCTCATGATCCATCATGCACCCCATCATGCACCCCTGGCTTTAAGCGGTTAAAATGAGCTCGGATAAGCTCAGAAGCCCCATGGATTTGAACCTTGGACCTCTGGTATCCCCAGAGGTCCAAGGTTCAAATCCATGCCCCGCTACTGATGAAAGCTAGGAATTGCAACAATTCCTAGCTTTTTTGTTTTCCGTCAAATCTCACCAAAACCAATTTCCGGACAAAATCTGGACAAAATCCGACAAAAACCGGGTATATCAGCCGAGTTCATCAATCGCATGTGCCGAAAGTATGGAGAAAATGCGCCGGATCCGCCAATCGCATGTGCCGAAAGCGAAGATTGCCGCTCAAGGCTGAAAATCCAACGTTCTCCAAGGTTGCACGCGCTACGTTGACCTCGCCAACCACATATCACCAGATATAAGGAGAACAAGGCAATGCATTATATGAATCAAGCGAACGCGCACAACGCGACGCAGGACACCACAATGCAAGACAGCGCAACGCACGATACGGCAACAAAGGCAACGCAGGACACCGCGCCGCTGAAAGGCATCACCGTGATTGACTGGACGCAGGTGCAGTCCGGCCCGTCGTGCACGCAGATGCTCGCATGGATGGGCGCCGACGTCATCAAGGTGGAGAAGGTGCAGGGCGGAGATCCGACACGTAATGAAATGAACGACGTGGATGGCTCGTACTCCCTGTACTTCCTTCAGCTCAATGCCAACAAGAAATCCATCACGCTGAACATGAGAGATCCGGAAGGCAAGAAAATCCTCGCCGAACTCCTGAAGAAAGCCGACGTGTTCGTAGAGAATATCGGCCCGGGAGACGTGGAAAAGCTTGGTTTCGGATGGAATGACGTACATGCGATCAATCCGCGTCTGATCATGGCGTCGCTGAAGGGCTTCAACAAGGGCAGCCGGTTCGAGCATGTCAAGGCGTTCGAGCCGGTCGCGCAGTCCGCGGGCGGTGCCGCTTCCACCACCGGCTGGTATGACGGCGAGCGCAATGTGCCCACGCAGTCCGGCGCCGCATTGGGCGATTCCAACAGCGGAATGCATCTGCTGATCGCCATTCTTTCGGCGCTGTTGCAGCGCGAGCATACCGGTGAGGGTTGCTATGTGTACCAGTCGATGCAGAATGCGGTGCTGAACTTGTGCCGTGTCAAGCTGCGCGACCAGTTGATTCTCGACCGTTTGGGCAAGCTTTCCTACTATGACTGCTACCCGAATTATGAGTGGGGCAAGCAAGGCAAAGCCATTCCGCGCGCAGCGAATGCGGAGGGTGGTTTGGTGCTTGGCTGGTGCTACCGCGCGAAAGGCTGGGAGCATGACCCGAACGCTTACGTATATATAGTGGTTCAACAGTCCAAGAAGGGCTTCGAGAATTTCTGCCATGCGATGGGATTCGAGGATTGGCTGACCGACCCGCGTTTCAATACCGCCAATGCGCGTGACGAGCATAAAACCGAGGTGTACCAGCGTGTTGAGGCGTACACCATGCAGTTCGACAAGTACACGCTGACCAAGGAATTGGGTGCGAAGGGCGTGCCGGTCGGCCCGGTGTTGGATTGGTATGAGTTGGAGAACGATCCTGATTTGAATGGGGATGGCACGATTGTGACCATTGACCAGCAGGATGCGCGCGGCGATTTCAAGACGATCGGCATGCCGTTTACGATGAGTAATTTCGTGCCGGATTACCAGCGTGCGCCGAAGCTGGGCGAGCATAACCGTGAGATTCTGCATGCGTTGGGATATGACGACGATCAGATCGCTTCGCTGCGTGATTCCGGTGTGATCGGCGGCAACGATGGCGTGCAGGCTGATTTGAAGTAACGCACGTTAGCGCGCACTGGCGCACGAATAAGGGCGGATCACAAGATTCGCCCTTATTTGTTATGCGTCACATCCATTGCAGTCCACGCCCCGCACTTCCGCACACAACCACATGTCTTACGTCTTACGGTTTACCGTCACAAAAAGCGCATGCAGTAACGGAACGTTGGAATTTCAACGTTCCGTTACTATATGCGCTTCGTGAGCTACAGTGAGGATACTGAATCAGCCCACGCAGAAGGGGACGAGCCAGATCCACAGCAGACAGGTGGCCGCGAATGCCACCGTGGCGACGGCCGTGGTCGAGGCGCCTTCTTTTACATAAATGTTGTAACGGCTGGAAATAATGATGCCTGAGAACGCCGGCGGCAACGCGACCGCCATCACCAGCATCGAAATCTTGTTCATGTCACCGCCCATGCCACACAACAGCGCCACGCCAAGGAACACTGCAGGCGTCAGAATCAGGCGGAAGAACGTGTTCCAGATGGTTTCCCAACCGAGCGAGAATTTCACCGTGGAAAGCGCGAGGCCCGCGGAAAGCACGGCCACACCGGAATTCGCTTTGGCGATCAGATCGAAGGTCGGCGCCACCTGGCTTGGCACATGAATGCCCACCAACACTAGGAAAATGGCCAATAACGACGCCCAGCAGATCGGTTGCTTCAGTGCGTCGATCAACGCCTGCAGATTGCCGTTGCGGTTCTTTCCCGTATTCGACGTGCCATGCACCATAAGTTCGGCGGTTTTGTCGGTTGCGGCATCTCGCGCCGGGTCAAGCGTGATATCGCCTTTTGCATTGGCCTTTGCATTGACCGCGTTTTCGGCCTGCACGCTAAACTTCGCTCGGTCTTTGGCCTGGCCGAGGTTGATCAGATACATGCCGATCGGAATGGTCACCACGTTGACCACGATGGAAATAATGGCTATGACGAGATTCGTGCTGACGGTGTTGCCGTAAATCGGATCAAGCACAGCGAATCCAAGGAAACCAATCGTCGGAGATCCTGCGATCAGAGCACAGACGGCCGCCTCCTGAATGCTGCGGTGGAACAGCAACCGGCACAGATAATAGCTCACCATAAACATGACGATGACGCCGATGAAACTGATGGCGGTCAATGTTGCGTCTTTCGCAAGCATTGCACGGGTCGATTTGATGATGGACACAAATAACGCCGCAGGAAGCGCGATATTCAACACAAGTTTATTAAGTCCCTGCCGCTGATCGTCATCAAAATAACTGAATTTTCCACAAATATACCCTAATGCCATAATGACAATAATTGGCACGATGTCGTCAACAAGTATGTTTATCACTGTCGTTCTTTCTTTATATTTTTTCTATCTGCAATCTTCTGCAATATTGTTTGATTGCTGATATTGCAGATACGTTGATCGGATCATTGGTTTTCAGGCAGAAAAAGTGGGCGCACGCATTCCACCGTTCGCACGCCCACATGTCATACCGACAACCGATGCGCTACATGCGAGCGCCGGTCGCGTAGTCGTACATGGTGACTTCGGAATCAACGAGGGCTCCGACCACCGGCTTCGGATTCAACGCTCCGATATTGCCGGATTCCTTGCCCGCATACTGCGCGATCTGCACATGCACGAAGCTTGGCTTGCCTGATTCGACCGCCTCGCCGACCATGCGTTCGACTTCTTCCGGAGTGCTGGCATAGTAACCTTTACCCCCGAACGCTTCGAGGACCTTCTCGTAATGCGCGTTGTAAGTAAGCGTCAGCGGCGACGGATCACCGTCCGCTCCAAGGTTTTCGAAGTCGCCGCGGTAGATACCGCCGTTGTTGAGCACCACGAAGGTGATGGGCAGCTGGTAGCGGCAGGCCACCTCCACTTCCATACCATCGAAGCCGAATGCGGAA